GAATTAATTCAGTTAATACGAAACTTAAAAATGCTAATGGTATGTCAAGTCTTTTCGTGTTAAATTCTTGCAGAAATATGATCAAGAGTATAGAAAGACAAGTGTACAAAGAGAATACCAATGTTCCAGACAAGGAAAGTGGCTTTGATCACTTCAATGATGCAATCGGCTATCTTGTAGAATACTTGTATCCTCTAAAAAGGGAATTTAAACCGAGCAAACCTCGTAGGTGGAGTTGATGGCGATATACAACAGAGATTTTTTATCAGTTAAACACGATCTGTATAAAGAAAATATTTCTAATTGGGAATTTTATATACGATCTTATTTAGGGGGTAATGATTATAAAAATGGCTATCACTTACACAGATATATTTTAGAAACACCAGAGGAATACGAACAACGAATTAGACATACTCCCATTGATAATCATTGTCGAAATGTCATTCAAATTTATTCAAGTTTTTTATGGAGAGTTCCACCAAGTAGGGATTATGGAAGTCTAACAGGCGATCCTCAATTACAATCATTTATTGATGATGCAGATTTAGATGGAAGAAACTTCAATAATGTTATGCGAGATTTACAAGTCAACGCAAGTATTTATGGCAACTGCTGGGCGATAGTTGACAAGCCACAAGTCAATACTAAAACAAGGGCAGAAGAACTGCAACAAGACATACGACCTTACCTATCAATCTATACTCCAGAGAACATTGTTAATTGGCATTATTCCAGAGCATTAAGTGGAAGATTTTATTTGGATTTATTAGTCGTTATTGAGGACATCAACAAAGATAGGGCGATTATAAAAGTATTTACTGAAGAAGATATAAGCACTTATGAAGTAAAAGATTATTTAAAACAATATTCAGAAAGAGATGTAAGACTATTAGAGGAAATTGCTAATCCACTTAAAAAGATTCCAGCAGTTAATTTATACAATCAACGATCACATAAAAGACCGATAGGAATTAGTGATTTGTCAGATGTTGCACAATTACAACAATCCATTTACAATGATTATTCAGAAAAAGAACAACTGATACGATTAGCCAACCACCCTAGTTTAGTTAAAACTCCCAATGTAGAAGCGAGTGCTGGCGCTGGTAGTGTTATTGAAATACCAGAGGATATGGATGCAAATTTAAAACCTTACATCATTCAACCTAGTGGCTCAAATTTAGATGGCATAATGAAATGTATTCATAATAAGATTGAAGCGATAGACAGAATTGCACATATGGGAAGTGTTAGGGCAACTGAAAGCAAGATTGCTAGTGGCATAGCTTTACAAACAGAGTTTCAACTGTTGAATGCACGATTAAGTGAAAAGGCAGATTATCTTGAAAATGCAGAAGATCAGATATGGAATTTGTTCGCATTGTGGCAGAATAAAACTTGGGATGGAGAAATAGATTATCCAGATACATTTGATATACGAGATTGGGCGAGTGATTTACAATTACTGCAAACAGCGAAAGCAAGTGGTGTTAAATCAGAAACCTTTGTAAAAGAAATAGATAAACAAATCGTTAATGCTGTTGTTGATGATGATGAAAAGATTAATGAGATTAACAAGGAAATAGATTCTTCAACCATTGCTATAGGACAATTCTCTACACCAGCGATTGAGGGTGTTGAAACAGCAGAAGAATAAAATGAATGTCAAGGCAATCGTTATTAGATAAACTAGCATTACAGCACGAATCCCAAATTCAGAGAACACTAGCAGAATTAGAATCACAGATCATATCCGACATCGCTGAACACAAAAGCCTTCTTGTCAGTTCAGATTTTACACCAGAAATTTTAAGGCAAAAGACAGCCATATCAATACAACTGCGAAATGATTTTAAAAAAGAATTTCAAACTACTTTCCTAGCCAAATCTGATTCACTCATAAGGGATTATGACCAAGCTGTAAGTGAGTTTATGAAAGAGTTTGGCGAATTAAACATACCAGATAAATTCAAAAATCTGACAAAAGTTGATTTAGAAATAATCAACGCATTAAAGACACAATCGTTTCAAGGGTTTGAAGAAGTGGCGAATAAATACTTAACTGAAATCAATGCGAATGTTTATCAGAATGTAATCGCTGGTCGTTCATTTGAGGATATGGTTAAGGATATTTCAGGCAAACTCACAGGACTAGAAGATGTGGCTGGTAGACCAATGTCAAGCCACGCAGGACAATTAGCACACGATTCCATTATGCAGTTTGACGCACAATTCGTTAAATCAAAAGCAAGTTCTGCTGGATTAACACATTTTAGATATGCTGGAACAGCCATTACGACAACAAGGGAATTTTGCAAAAGGCACATAGGACAAGTTTATTCTGAAAAGCAAATTAGAAGTTTTTGGTCTGGAAGTTGGGCTGGTAAATCAAGTGGCGATCCATTTGTCGTAAGAGGTGGCTATAGATGTAGGCATACTTGGAATCCTGTTGATAAAGATTGGGTTGAAAAGGAAGAAAAGAAAAAAGAAGTGAAGAAGAAAATACCTACTTCTAAAATTACAGCAATTAATTCAGCAAGAAATTATTCAACAGGAACATATAATGAATCAAACATAAATAATGTTTTGGAGAATTTTAAAGGGCAAGAAAAATCAATAAGTTTATTAAATAAATTCATTAATTCTAAAAATATTTTTTCATTATTTATTTCAAGACAAATGAGATTAAAGCCATTTAGAAAAAATCACGATACGAAAATTTATGATAAGTATAAAAAATCTCATAAAGAAAGTTTAACAGAATATTCAATTAAACCACCTAAAAATGCCTATGGATATACACAATCAACTAAAAATTATGTTGCTACTGTAATAGATGGAGATATTGATTTTGCAACAGTCAATTCAGCAAAAATTCAAAGTCATATAGCGATAGTATTATCAAGAACTGATTTAGGAAAAGGAAGATATAATGCCAAATTAACTTTTGAAAGAAAAACTGCTGATTGGTCATTTTCATCTCCATTTGGACAAAAACATTTAAACACAGCAATTAGTAATGCAGAATCAGATGTTATCACTTATTTGCACGAAATAGGACATCAAGTTCATTATTGGGGTGCAACAGATAGAGGAGTTAATACAATAATGGATGTAATTGCTGTAGCTGGAAGAAAAAATATTATTTTAACCAGATATGGAACTAAAAATGCTAATGAATATCACGCAGAATTATTTGCTGTTTGGGCAACAAACAGAAAAGCATTGGCATTATATAATCCAAAATTAGTGGAGTATATGGATGATTTGGTTGCAAGAGCAATTAAGAATACAAAGAAAGGAGATTTATAATGGCAATAGATTTATCAAAAGGTTTTGATGAAGCACAATTATTATTGAATCAAGTTCCTATGCCAAGAGATATAGTTGAACAGTTAGATAGAATAAGAAAAACAATTCCTGAAAATGAATTGGAAATGTTTGATCAACTTTATGATTCAATAGGAGGAATTGAAGATGAGGGATAATTAATTTTGTTGGTTTTAATGAAAAAACAGGAGATACAATCATAAGACCATACTCGGTAAACCTTAACCACGAAAGGATATGAGGGTTTTTTTATTGAGGTTTCTTGAATTATTGCTATATATTAGAAAAATAAGGAGTTAACTATGGCTGACGAGCTTAAATCGGATAAGGTTGAAACTGCAACAACTGAAGTCCAACAGGAAGAAGTAAAAGAGGAAAAAGTTGATCCTACTTTCACAGCAGATCAAGTTGAAGATAAGATTAAGGAAAGACTAGCTAGGGAAAGAAGAAAAATTTATAAAGAGTTGGGAACAGAAGATATTAATGTTGCTAAAACTGCCCTAAAAGAAAAACAGGAAAAAGAATTAGAGATCAAGAAACAGCGAGGGGAATATGATCAGATTATAAAAGATCAAGCTGATAAATCCAATGCTGAAATTAAAACTTTAAAATCACAACTAGAACAAATTAAAATAACTGACAGTTTGTTGAATAGTGCAAGTAAGCACAAATCAAATGTTCCAGATCAAGTTGTGAAACTCTTACGATCACAAGTAAAATTAAATGATGAGGGTAAGGTGGAAGTTCTTGCAGAAAACAATCAACCTCGCTATAATACAAAGGGAGAGTTATTGAGTGTAGATGAATATGTTCAAGAGTTTTTAACGCAGAATCCTCACTTTCAAAGTGCAACACCTTCGGGAAGTGGAAGTAAGGGAAATGTGGATAGGGTTAACGCAAATCAACCTTTTAATATTGCGGATATAGATATGAGTAATCCAGAGGATAGGAAAGCCTATGCTGAATATAGAAAGCAAAGGGATCAAAAACCTTCTGTGATTAATTTAACCAAATAGCTTAAAGGAGTAAATTATGGCTAACGAAACAACAAGCAGTACCATATCGGAACTGTATACGGAAATCGTAGCCGAAGCTTTATTTGTCGCTAGTGAAAAATCACTTATGCGTGGATTGGTAAAAAACTATCAGATTGTCGGACAAGGACTTTCTGTTGAAGTGCCAATTTATGCTGTTGTGAGTGCCGCTGGTGTGAGTGAGGCAACTGATTTATCTAATACTGCAATTAATCCATCTTCTGTTACTATAACAGCATCGGAAATTGGAATTATGACTACATTAACTGATCTTGGTAGAAATGCCGCTTCAAGAAATGTAGCCGCAGATATTGGTAAATTATTCGGTGAA